CAGGTGGTGTTGGAGAGGTGTCTGGTTCACCATCACCTTCACCTTCGCCCTCTTCTGGAACTACTGTATCGCCTTCACCTTCACCATTACCTGTTTCTGGCTCACTCTCTTCAGGCTCTTCAGGCTCTTCTTCAGACGTAGAGTAGTCACCTAGCAGGTTAGTATAGTAAGCATCACCCATCAACTGTTTGATTTGATCTGCTGCAATGCTGTTGTTTAGTAGCATCTCACCATAGATACCAGACTCAGTTTCGATTAGACGTTTGATAACCTTTTGAGCGTAGGCAGTACGTGCCATCTTCTCAATCTGACTTAGTTGTGCAGGTGTTGCCTCTACATCAGGGCCAAGACTATCTAGATAAGCATTACGAGCTTGTACTGCTGCATCGTCTGCTGCACGGCTGGTCATTGCATCATCATATTCTGCTGCGATAGTGCGGGAGAACTTGATAGCGTCATTACGCCCGAAGCGTTCCATCTCTGAGAAAGACATGACAGCGTTAGGGATGAGAGAGTTGAACTCATTCAAACGTGCTGCAGCATTCACATCCGCTACAGACATACCATCAAAGGCATCACGCTCTTGTAGCTCACGCTTAACACGATCCTTAGCACCAATACCAAACAGTTGACCTATCATGCTAGTCTCGTCTTCTACTGGTGTAGCTTCACCTCTGGCACCGTATGTCTTCTTAGCGAACTCTTCAAGTGACATATCAAGTAGAGACTGGTCAATGCTAGGTATGTTAGGCATACTGATAATAGCTTCTACATCATCAATAGCTAGACGTTCACCTGCACTTAGTCCTGCTTCAGCGTGTGCCTTAGCTAGTTTGTCACGGAACTCTTGTACGCCTGTCATGCCAGACGCTAGTGCTGTACGTACCATAGCCTTAGAGTTTGCACCCTCTGGTAGATACTGTAGTGCTTGCTTACCTAATGCTACAGCCTGAGAAGCACGTGCATTACGTGTAGAGACTAATTGGCGATTACGCTCATATGCTGCTTCTTGTTGTTCTTTATACTTCTCTGCTTCTTGACGTTTTTGGGCTATACCAGAAGACATCTGGTTAAGGAATGAAGCTAGAAATGCGTCACGATTAAATGCCATTGTGTGTTAACCTTTCGCCATCAAGCCAGTGGGCTTATCTTCTTGCGGTGCCTCTTCCTCTGCAGGTGTCCCTTCCTGCGTAGCGATCATCGCTTCCATCATCTCATCTCCTGCGTCAGGAGCTTCTGTTGTTTCTTTGTCGAGCATAGCGTTAGCTACCATCAAGAAGCGATTCATCTCAGCTTCTTCTGCTCTCTTCTGTGGGTTATCTGCCGTGTCACGAACCTTAACGCCCATATCTTCAACAGACTGCTTGATGAATGCGTGTAACACAGGAGCTACAACAAGCCCTGCGTCTAGCGAATGTAGCCCACGCATAACACCCTGTAGATATGTAGTCTCTACGATAGGTGCTAGTGTAGCTCCAGCCTCAAGCATAGCTGCAAAGTCATTAATAACCTCATCATTATTTAAACGCTCAAGGTAGTACATGGCTACCTCTTTAGCATCTGACATTTGTGGTGGTTGTTCCCATGGGTTATTACCCGGTTCACCTGTCAGAGATTCACCCGGAATGGGTCTATCAAATGGTCCTGCTATTGGCATCTCAATATCCTACTTTGCAAATCCTGCACCGAAGTACAAACCAACAATGGCTGATACTATGTGCGTGTCTAATGGTGTAATCACGAAGCCCTGTGCATATTTCCACTTGACTACTTCTTCACCTGGTCCAAATATAAAGTCTAGGAACCCAGTCTGAATCTCAGTGTATCCTACGATAACGCCAACCTCTGGGTAGAACACAGCGACTAGCTTCGGTAATACAATAATAGCAAATACAGAAGATAATGCAATAAGTCTTCGTGTCCAAGCAAAGTGTTTATCGTTCTTACCTGCTTCACGTGCTAGTACCGCTTGCTTAGCGTTGAAGTTAGCACGTTCCATGAGCATCTTCTGCTCTTCTTGACGAGCCTTTATACTCTGGCCCCATATGCTCATGACCCCACCTAATACGGTAGAGCCTAGCATGGTTACGAGTTCTAGTGGTAGTCCTAGCATTAGTTATCTGCCTGTCTAAGTAGGTTAGTAACAGTAGTAGCTCTTCGTCCTACCTGTCGTGCGTATGCGGAAGACGCTAAGTTATCCGCTGCTGCATCCCAGTCTCCGTTGTTTAACTGTGTACGTAGGTTTGCCCACTCGTAGCTGCCATTAGCTTTCTTCTTGTTATAGAAGTCGCCCATGTTAAAGGTCAAGTCTAGTATAGCACGTTTACCTTCATCGCTCATGTCATCGTAGAATGGGTATCCTTCAGCAATATCTTTATGTTCTTCTAGGTCTTCTTCAAACAATTCCTCGACTTCAGAATCAGGCATTGGATTCGCTTTTGAATACTGAGAGTAACCGCTATCCGCTAAGGCTTTATCACTACCATTACCTATTAGGTGTCCAATACCGATAGTCCAAAGGTCACGACTATCTTTGTAAGGATAGTTTCTTTGACCTTCATGATGTGCGATCTGACGCCGTACAGTAGTATCTAAGTCTGCTTCAGCACCTGATAAGCTGTCTAGCGTAGCTTGATCTAGTTCTCCTGTTACCTCTAAGCCGTTTTGCTCTTGATATCTAGTAACAGCACTAGATGTGTTTGGCCCTGCAATACCGTCAGCAGTACCTACCTCAACATAACCTAAGTCAAACAGTCTTTGCTGCGCCTCAGATGTTCCTGTTATAGGTGTTGTTGTAGTTTCTTCAGCTACTGCAGGTGTCTCTATCTCTGGTGCAGGTGCAGGACGTGACATCAAGCCTTGCTGATCTGCTGCCTCTGCTGCAGGTGATACGTCAACGATCTGCTCACCTTCTTCGTTAACATCATCAGGGAATAGGACGCTTGCCCAATAAGAGGGGTCTGTTCTGTCACCATCAGAGCGTACAAGCTGAATGTTGGTTAGCTTACTAGATAGCGTACCTTCTTCTGCTGCCTTACGAATAGCTGCACCTAATGAGGCTTGATCTTCTGGTGACATAGGTGGTAGCTCTGTTGTTGTGATGCTAGGGTTACGCATCTCTTCAGCGAAGTCGTACAAAGGTTGTGGGTTAGACAAAGCACCTGCGTCTGTACCTGTCACATCTGTAATTGTAACACCGGGAACGCCGTAGCCGCCTAGTGGATCAGGCTCATCGCTACCCATACCACCCATGTCATTCAAGAATGCTTCAGCAATCTCAGCGTCTGTCTTACCTTGTGTGATAGCACTGTTGACAGAACTAATAGCTGCGTTGATCTGCTCTTGCTCTTCAGCCTGTGTACCACGGATAGCAGAGGTGATAGCATCATTACGATCTGCACGATATACGTAGTCTGATACGGACTCTACCATGTTAGGCATAGAGTACAGGTTCATCGCGTTAGCTGTTGGTCCTTGTGGAGTAAAGACTGAACCAGCTTGTGTAGCTGCCTCTGCTGCTGCAGCATAAATCTGATCAGATGTCATAGGAATATTATCGTCATCATCACCGTAGTTCGCTACATAAGCAGCACCACTCCTAGTGCTTGTTGATCTAGTAGGCGTATAACCTTTAGAATCAAAGCGAGATGAAGGTGTGCCAGAAGTTGTAGACCTAGCACCTAAGCCACTCATGTTACTACCACCGCCGCCAGAACTCATAGAGCTTGCGTACTGTTGATAAGCGGATACTGTGTTAGGATTATAGTCTGCCATAATGTTTTCCGTGGTATTAGCTGAATATATAGTCTGCAGCGTTGATAGCGAGTTGACCCAAGAATGTTCCTGAAGCTGCAGACAACCCGATATCATCAGTGTCACCGCCAGCAGAGGCACTCGCTTCAGCATTGATCTTAGCAATAGCAATGTTAGCATCCCTTTGTGCTGCGTTCTCACCAGACTGCCAAGCCCATGCAAGAGTATCGCGTTCACGCTGTACAATATTGTTATACGCTGTCATGGTCAAGTTGTTTGCTGCTAGTGCTGCATCACGGTTAGCTTGGTTATTAGCTGCATTCTCTGCTGTAGTGATAGACTGCGCCCACTGAGCGTTAGCTTGAGCTACTACAAGGTGGTTTGTAGCGTTGAACTGTTCACGTGCATTAGCTTGTGCTGCGTTGAACTGTCCTAAAGCGTTAGCTTCACCCGCATTGAAGCGAGACATAGCATTGCTCTGCTCTGTGTTGAACTGTGATACCTGTGTCTGCAGTGAAGCAAAGAACTGATCTGTCTGGTTTTGTGATGTAGCATTGAACTGCTTAGCTGCGTTCTCTGCTGCTGTGTCAGACATCAAAGAGTTAACACGCTCTTGTGCTTTGAACATGTTCATCTGCTGCTCGTTGCTCAAGTTAGTCATGTCCATCTGCAGGAATGCTTGAGCGTTTTGAACCTGAGCTTGCTGACGGTTGTTGAGGTTAGCCATATCCATTTGTGACATGGTAGCTGCATCAGCCATAACTTTAGCTTGACGATTATCCAAGTTAGCTAAGTTCATAGTCTGTGCCATACGTGCATTCTCTAGGGCAACCTGTTGGTCAGCCGTAAAGTTCATGTTGGCAATCTCACTGATCTTAGCAGCGTTCTGTACTTTAGTTTGGAACTCTTGTGTGAACTCCATGTTTAGGAACTGCGCACGTTGACGAGCAGATTCCATTGCTACTTGTTGCTTGTTAGCGGCATCCATCTGAGCAATAGGTAGTGCCGCTTCCATAGCCGCTTGTACAACAGCCATACCTGCCATAGAGGATGCACCAATGCCACGCGCAGCAAGCATAGCGTTAGCGTTACGCATAGCACCTGCTGCCCATGGTGGAGTCTTACCACCTTGGAAGTCCTGCATTAGGTCTGCCATCTCGTCCTGTACGGTGGCTGCTTCTAATGGGTCTTTACCATAGATGTCTTCTACTTTTTGTTGGTCTACAGCAGAACCAGAGATCATCTCTCCTGTTTGTACTGTACGTGTTGGCGCACCTTGTACCTGTGCTGCTTGTCCTTGCGCAGCCTGTAGCTGTAAAGATGCGGCTTGCGTAGGATCAGCTTGAGCAGCTTGCATCTGAGCCTGTTGGCTAACCTGACCTTGTGCTGCCTGTTGTTGTTGCAATGCTTGGTTTACTGCAGGTGCAGCTTGTGAAGCTGTCACTTGTACTGCAGGAGTAGTAGGTGCTGCCTGTGCCGCTGCTGCAGGTTGTGCTTGTGTAGCTATAACTTGATCTGCAGCACCTGCTTGCCCTGTACCTGCTGCAATATTAGTCTGTGTAGGGTCACCAGCACTAGCTGCTACTTGCGCTCTCTGTGTAAGTTTCTTAGGGTCAGCAGTGATAGCCTTTGTCATCTGAGATGCGCTACCCATCTTTGTACCCTGCCCTGCGTTAGGGTTAGTT